ATATCCAAAATATCTTTAGATGTTGGCGGTTCTGGTTTGCCTCTCGATATAGTTTCTTTTTCTTTCATTTGATCTAATCCATCAATATTGACAAGATCAGAATCAAGATCACCATTAGCTACAGCATCAGCCACTTTACCAAAATAATCTGCCATATATCCTTCAATAACAGCATCTGAAACATCTTCCAAATCAAATATTAATCTTGCTCCACTATTGACAAGATCAGCCTCAATTTGCATTAATTCCATTTCCAATTCTGTTCTTTCAGCAGATTCAATGTCAACAGATTGAATTGATCTATTAATTTGATTTTTTCTTTTTATAAGATTTCTTCTATAGTCTTGTCTTCCAGCAACAGAGAATGTTTCATGGAATATCATCTCTAGTCTGGTTCTTTGCCTTTGAAGAATTTTGTTAATAGCTCCTTGAGGATCTGATATATTTATCACTTTCCCATCATCTGTAGTAAAAGTTCCAAATCTTCCAGCTTCTAAATCTTTAAGTAATCTTCTAGCATTTGTACCGCCAGACACCAAGTGAACCATCTCATCTTGAATGTCGTGAATCCATTGCTCTTTTGCTGCTTCATAAATTTTAGGTGATGTGACTTTTGACTTTAAATGTTTCTCAAAAATAGACCTTAAGTATGGAATATCACCATGAGTACGAGCATACATTTCACTCGGATTAACGATATAAGCTTCTTGCTCGGTCACTTCAGGATTTAAATGCTCAGACTTCATCATCATAAGATCACCAGAAGCTAAATAGTGTAAAGCATGGGCAACTTCGTGTCTTCTAGTACCTTCAGTAAATATATCAGGAGACATATCTAAACTTTGTGACAGTTGTCTGTGATATTCAAGAGAATCATAACTATCTGTATTAATAACAATCGCTGGTACAATTTCTTGTGTTTCTGGGTTTGGAAATCTTGGACAAAACAATCCTCTCCAAGATCCATCAGTAAAGCTTATTCCATTTATTTTAAGCTTGTTACTGTTATATTTTCTTAAGAAGTTTTTTAACTTATAACCAGCAAACTCAATAATCACCATCTTAGAAGCATATTTTTTTAAATCTTCTGGGCTGAGTGTGGTGTATCTGCCTTCGCTAGACATTCTTTCAAAATATGTGGGTGAGATTTGAGTAAAGAGCTTGTCGTATTCTTTTTGATCTTCTGTTAATTTTTTATCCCAATCAGATTTTTCTAATTTTGACGGACCTTTGTATGCAGGATCCCAAGCATTATTCCATACACCAGTGAAAGTATCGATAATATCAATGACACCTTCTTTTTTGGCAAGCAACAGTAATTTCAATCCATCATTCAATATAGATTGTTTTGCTTGATCGCCAGCTTGCTTTAATTGTTGAGCTTTATTAGATCCTAGTCTGTTAATTACAACTGTAGGTATTTTTTCATAATCTTCTGGGTTGTCTTCTAAATAATCTAACAAAACTTGATCTACGCAAAAGCCCTTTTGTAGCCAGAAGAATTTTATATCATGTAGTTTTTCTCTACAATAATCTTGAAAATCATCATCATTCTCCAAAAATGAAATATTTTCATCAGTGGTATTGTAATCTTCACCATCTTTATATATTTTTTCAATCATCTCCTGAACTGCATTAGGTTTTTCAGCAAATTCTAAATCACTCTGTAATCTGGCGTAAAAATCTATGTAATACTTGAGTTCATATCCGGAAATCAAACTTATTGCTTTTTTATAGTCCTGTTTTACAATAGCAGCAAAAATAACAAAAACTTCATCTAAATCAATACCTGAATAAATATAATTTGAAATTAAATTAATATCATAGTTACCTGATTGGATGTATTTCATTACTGAATCAGAGTCTTGAAAATTTTCTAGTAGTTCATTTTGAGACAAACATTTTTGAACAATCTTATTTCTGCTATCACTTTCAGGTACACCAAAAATTCCTTTGTCTCTTCCACCCATAATGAACATTGCGGTGGCATCTGTTAATTGAACACCTTTGTCCATCAATAAATTAACAGTGGTATATCCATAGCTCATAAAAGAACTAAAACTTGATTTTACTGTATCAGGATTGTAACAAATTCCACCAATTTTAACAGCATTCCAAGAAGATTTTGAAATTAAATACTGATTCAATGAGCCCATAAAATTTAAAATAAAAAGTAAATCAGTATCCATGTTGCCTTTTTTCAAATAAGCATCAACAAATCTAATCAAATTTCGAACAAAACTACTTATGTCACTAAACACTTCGAATTTTTCATTACTCATATATTTCTGTAATATATTTGACTTTGTAATAGAATTAATAAACTTATGTAAAGATGACATAGTGGGCATTTTAGTTTCAGAATAAAAACTTAGATTAGAATCTTTAATTGATTTTTCAAAAGATCCTTGCCAAGAAATTTCTGTACTTGATAAAACGTCCCAAGCTGTAATTGCTGTTTTGATGAAATTTGAGTACCACATATTATTTTTTATATTCTGTTTTTTTTTGTTTAATCCTATTATAAAAATGAGGAATATTTTTTTCAATATTATGTACTATATTATTATGTTCCATAAAACCCTTTGAAAGTCCAAAACATCAAAGGGCTGTTTTTTTGTCAGGGAGACATCAAAGTGATTGAAAAAAATACATCCGATGATATGATTTACAATTGGCGCAATGAACTCAAGGGTCATTCAAGTGGGATGAAAGTAGTGGCTTCCGCTAATGCTTTGAAATTAAAAAATCAAGGTTTTAGCAAGGATGAAGTTGTTGAACTTTTAGCAGCAGATAATTTTGATTTAGACTTGGCTAAAAGAGTAGCTTCAAATATTTTTGACGAAGAAGCTAATGTCAAGACAGCTATGGAAGTGGCTGTAGTCCCAACTAAGTATGCCGATTGCGCTCCTATCATCGAAAAGACTTTAGAAAAATTCAGCGCAAAAGAATTTGTTACAAAATTAACTTCTGGCCAACATGCAATTATCAGAGCTGATGATAAATCTTTTGACTCTTGGAAAAGATTAGCTGAATTAGCAAAGAAAAATTATAACGCCAGACTTTCTTTACACAATGAATTAAAACCCTGGATTGAAGAAACTCTTTTAAATAATGTTTTGATTGCTGAAACATCAGATGTTAATATGAAAGTAGCTTCAAAAGGCAAGTATGTCGTTTCTATGAAGCACGGATCTGCTGAAGTTGATTTATCAAGCGGTACATCATCTAGCGAAAAGTTTAAAAAAGGCAATTATGCTGATTTTGGTTTAGCTGATGAGTTTATGGTAAAGGCTGCTGAAACTATTTCTCCATATGAAAGACTCAAAAGAGCTTTACAAGATTAATTTTAATCTGACTAAATACTAAACCCGTGGATTTCCACGGGTTTATTTCTTTTATAATTTACAATATGGAAAAAGAACCAGAAATCATTGATGCTATAGTACCAGCACCAACACAAGAAATTAAAACCGACAAACCTAATAGGATGTTCAGTGACCTAAAAGAAACTGACAAACCTCTATCCCCTTTGCCTCCAGACAGCATGGCAGATATATCTTATCCTCAATTTGTGGAACCAAGATGTGCTATGTGTACTTCTCCTTTTAGAGATATAGCTGAACATGTATTTCTTGAATCTGGTAAAAAACCCCAAGCAGTAATTCATTTTTTTAATAAATATTATGATGCTAAATTAAACTGGGTGCAGGTTAACAATCACATGGAAAACCATTGTGATTTCAAAAAAATAGCTGTATCTGGTTTGAAAAATTACGAACAGAGAGAAGAGTTAATTGCTCCTTGGATCTTTAGAGAACACCAATTAGCATTAATAGCTCTTCTTGTTGAGCTTGATGATATTAGAGGTATGGATTGTTCAAAAAATAATGACCTCAAATTAAGAAGAGCTCAAATGGTGGAAAGACTTGTCACAAAAATTCTTATGCTAAAAGATTCTAGAGACAATAATGGAATTTACTCAATTAACATTTTTGAAATTTTGATGGAACTTCATGAAAATATGGAATCAGAAGTTGACAAAAGATTAATTAGAGACAAATTAAATTACTTGAGAGAAAAAATTAGTAAGGATAATTAATGCGAAAGCCACTTCCAAAAGCTCCAGTTCCAGATTTAAAATCTCAACTATTACAACAATCCAGAGAGGCAGTAGAATTTTTCAAGGATTCTGGTTATGCTTCTGAATTCTCTGATGATATTATGCCTTCTGTTAGATCAGAAGTAGCTCCACCGTCCAAACCTTCTAAAGATAGATTTAACCCTGATCAAATAGTAGATATTATAACATTTATTGAACATCCATATTTCTGTAATTTGAAACCATACCCTTGGCAAAAATTAATCCTTAAGTGCTTCTATATGGGACAAGAAGGAAACACTAATCTTAACATAAACTCAAGCGACAATAAAGATGATTGTAAAGGATGTGTTTGGGAATATGTCAATGATAATGAAAAAATCTTTGCAAATCATAAAAAACAAGGTAATCAATTTAAAACTATTTTCACAGTGACAAATTCTCCTTGTCTTCAATGCAAAAGATTGTCATCAGAAATCAGAGAGGTTAGATATCATTCCGCTAAACAAGAAGCAACAAATCCTGATGCTGAAAGGCAAGTGCTAAATTTATCTCAAAGACCCATTATTGATAATTTTCAATCAGAACAAGATTTATTAGAAGATGAAGAATTTGATCAAAAGCTAAGAAAACAAGTAGAAGATAAATGCACCAATAGATTTAAATTTGAAGAACTTGTTTTAGTGCTTGGCCGCCGTTCTGGAAAATCATTTCTTGTTTCAGCTATGGCTCTTTATGAACTTTACAGGCTAATTTCCATGGGTCATCCTCAAGCTAGGTATGGCTTGATGGAGTTTGACGAAATTGTGCTGTTAAATGTGGCTAGAAATGAAGAACAAGCTAAGAAAGCTATCTTCTCTAAGATCAAACAAACAGTGCTAGCATCACCATTTTTTGCCCCTTATATTGGCAAAGACACAGAACTTGAAATGAGGTTTTATTCTGACCATGATCGGGAAGAAAATGAAAGAAGAAAACTTAAGGGTTTAAATCCATTTTCTGGTTCTTTGGTATTAAGATGTGGTTCTTCAAATGCTTCAGGTCTTGTAGGTCTTACTTGCTGGGCTATCATTATGGACGAAGTAGCTGCTATGGCTGGAGATAACCCTGATTCTGGTGTTGACTATGCTCTTTATGATGATCTAAAACCATCTCTGGCTACTTTTGGAAGAGATGGAAAAATGATGATGCTTTCCAACCCCAAAGGACCAATTGGATTGCTTTATGATTTACATGAAAATAGACAAGATGATCCCACCACACTTGTAATGAGACTTCCCACTTGGCTCACTAATCCTAATATTGACATTGAATGGTTAGAAAGTCAAAAGAAAAAAGATCCCACCGAATTTACCATGCAGTATGGTGCTGAATTCGGAGCTTCTTCATCAGATCCAATGTTTCTGAAAGATGACATAGACAGAATGTCTTCAAGTATGTTGATGGTTCCTAGAGCAGAAAGAGCTGCAAGTTTACATGAATATTATTGTCATCTTGATCCTGCTAGAACATCAGATTATTATGCTCTTGTAGTGGCTCATACTGAAAATATGATTGGGCAATATGGTCCTGATAAATTACCTATGAAAAGAGTGGTAATAGATCACATTCATTTTTGGAATCCTAAAACTAAAAACCAACCAGTTTCAGAAAGAGATGTAGAAGAATATGTCATTCAATTACATGCTAGATTTAAATTCAAGCAAGTTAGTTTTGATCAATGGCATTCACAGTCTTCTATTATAAAACTACAATCTTTTGGTATCAATGTAGCAGAAAGACAATTTAATAAAGAATATAAAGAGAAAATTTATACCGAATTGTCACAACTAATTAGAGAAGACAGAATTGATGTTTATGACTTATCTAGTGGAAAATATATTGATGAAGCTGGAACAGAACAAGATATCAATGAAATTCAAGAAGCTAAAATTCAATTCTTATTTTTACAAAAAAAATGGAAGGGCAAGAGATATTATATTGAATCATTGTCAGGGTACAAAGATGATATTTGTGATGCTATTGCTGCTGTTTCCTATGAATGTTTAACAAGTAAAATACAATCAAGACTTCCAACTTCAAGATTAACAAATTTAGGGAGCAGGTTTAGATAATTTTAATGTCTAAATTGAATATTATGTCAAAGAATATTAAAACATCTCAATTTGGTGGCGTAGGTGGTGGTTACTCTGGATCACCTTATCAGCCTGGTGGATCTCCTTTAGCTAGGGGCGGGTCCAAAGGTGTGGCCTATGATGTTAATAGTGTCTGGGGTGATGAAAACACTTTAGAAAAATTAATTTCAAAAACTCATCCAGATGCTGATTATTCTGACAGAAATATAGAATCTAGGCTTACACCTCAACACGAATATCAAGAAGAAAATAAAAATTATTATCTTGATCCTAAAGAAAGACTGAGAGCTAGATTTAGAGAAGAGCTTCACGCACACAAACAATTATTAGAAGATCATGCAAAAAGCTTGCAAGAAAATAGTGTTGAATATATAAAAAATAATTATGCTCCTAAAGAAGAACATATGCTTACAATGGAACAGCAATTAAAACAAAGAAGAAAATATAGCGACAATCCTAAACAGAATTATTTTAAATACGAAGATGATATTCCTGAATTAATTCAACCAGAACGCACTCATCCTGTACTATCCAAAAATAACATACAAATTAAAAAAGCAGATATCATTTCAAGGCCCGGTCAAATAACTGATGAATTAGCTTCTGAGGAAAATTGGGTTGATAGTGAAAGATATAAAAATGCTCCTATGGGTAATTTCAATATGTTAAAAAAACAAATTGATTTACCTAAATATTTGTATGAAGGAGATGGAGCTAACGTATCTTATCAACAAGAAGATGGTTTATGGCTTGATGATACAGTTTTAAATTATCCAGATTCTGAAACATTACCAGTTTTTTCTAATTCTGCAAAAGGCTCTGTCTACATCAAAAATGATGATGATAATAATTTATTTAAACCCTTAAAAGGTAATATTGAAAGCCAATTACACCAAACTTTCCCCTTAACTAGATTTGATAGAAATCAGCCTTCTTCTAGAATTGATGTTGCTACTAATACAACAACAGAAGATATGGGTGTTGAAGATGAATATCAAGGATCTAGTTATATAGGTATGAGTTCTCCATCACCTTGGGGATAAATGTAAAATATATATATATGTATGATTATCTTATTATTGGAGCCGGATTATTCGGCTCCATTTTTGCTTATGAAATGAATAAAAATGGTTTCAAAGTAATGGTAATTGAAAAAAGAAATCATATTGGTGGTAATTGTTTTACAGAACCTTTTGAGGATTATCATATTCACAAGTATGGTCCGCATATTTTTCATACATCGAATAAAAAAGTTTGGGAATATGTAAATAAATTAACTCTGTTTGATAATTTTTCATTCAGAAATAAAGCTAATATTGATAATAAAATTTATTCAATACCTATAAATTTATCTACAATACATCAAATTTGGCCTGACATAACTAGCCCAAATCAAGCAAGAGAAAAAATCAAAAAAGATTGCGTTCCATATGCAAATCCTAAAAATTTTGAACAATATTGCTTGTCTACAATGGGTAAAACTTTATACCAAATGTTCTTTTATGGTTACACAAAAAAACAATGGGGTAAGGAACCAAAACTACTTTCAGCAGATGTGGCAAAAAGAATTCCTTTAAGGTTTGATTTTAATGATCAATATTACCATGAATCTCAAATATATCAAGCTATGCCTACAAATGGATATACATCAATATTTGAAACACTTCTCAAAGATATTGACATACAAATAAATGTAGATTTTTTGAAAGAAAAAAAATATTTTAAATCAATAGCAAAAAAAATTATATTCACAGGAGCAATTGATGCTTATTTTGATTATATGTTCGGAGATTTAGAATACAGAACTTTGTATCATTATGATCAAATTTTAAGTGGTGATTTTCAAGGTACGGCTGTTGTCAACTATCCTTTAGAAAAACAATTCTGGACAAGAATTATTCAACATAAACATTTTCATAAGGGCAAATCTAATAAAGATTATGTCACTATAGAAAGTTCCGCACAATTTGATAAAAAAATTCATGAGGAAAGATATTATCCTATAAATGATCAAATAAATAATGATTTGTATGCTAAATATAAAATCTATGCTGAAGAAAATGAATCTAATGTAATTTTCGGAGGAAGGTTAGGGGAATACAAATATTATGATATGGACAAAACTATTGAAAAGAGTTTAGAGCTAGTTGATAAAGAACTTGAAGGAAAAAACCTGTTAATTAAATAAAGGAATAATTATGAACATTATTAAATTGTCTAAGTTTATTAAATTAGCTAAACACTTAGATTCTGTTGGGAAATTTAAAGAAGCAGATAATTTATTAATAAAAATTTCAAATTATTATCCAGAACAATCTCAAACCAAAACAAAAGATATATCTTATTTTGAATGGGATGAAACTACAGAAGAACAATTCAAAGATAATGATACCAACTATATCACCAAAAAACCTAATTTATTACAAAAAGAATATTACCACATAGGTGAGGGAACAGACCCTGAGAAAAAAGATGAACTCAGCACTCAAGGATTATTAAATGGACCATCAGGATCAGGGATAGCAGCATATGATCCAGGAAATTTAGCTTCAAGTCCTTCAATGTCTGGAGGAGTAGGAAATTTTACTTGGAACGAAGTTTACGATGAAAATCACCCAGAATATAATAGAATTCCAAGAAGATAGAGGAAAATATGCCAATACCAATTAAGCCAGTACACAACTTAGATTTACATGCTGAATTATTTGACATTCCTAATCAAGCACAAGCATTAGGTTTATCAGATATTCAAATTCAATTGTTAGGAATGAGTGGAAAACCTAACAAAGAAGCAGCGTCAAGACTTTCATCAAGAGATTACGATATTTTGAAAGAAATTGAAGCTGGAAATTCTGAGGTAGTTACTGCTTCCACTGAATATAAAGCTCCTATTTATATCACCGACTCTGACATTTTATCCTTGAAAACTGCTGGACTACTTCAAGGGTATGGAAGAAATGTATCTCTTACCGAAAGAGCTAAAGTAACTCTTAGAGATCATTATCTTTCTACAGATACAGTGAATGAATTTAGAAAAGCAAGAAGTAAAGATAGATTTGATTTAGAAGAAGCTAGAAATTTTAAGGTTTCCGAAGTTAAGTCAAAATTTAGAAAAGTAACTTGACTCACTGATAATTCTGGTTCAGAATTTGATATTAGATTTATTGCTGACACTGATAAAAAAAGATCTAAAGGATTAATGTTTGCTGATCCTTTGGATGATACTGAGGTTGTTTTGTTTGTGTTTGATAGTCCTGATGGTTATTCTTTCTGGAATAAAAATGTTGATTTTCCATTAAGTTTAGCATTCTTAGACAAAAATATGGAGATTGTTGATTTAGGAGACATGCAAAAACAAAGTACTAAATCATTATCTCCAAAATCTAATTCTGTTGTTTATGTTGTAGAAGCCAAACTAAACTTCTTCGAAAACAATGGAATTAAAAAAGGCGACCAGTTTGAAATTAAAAATAAAAAGCTGATTGTCAAAAAACAGTAAAAGAATAAATAAAGGATTTTCCATCCTTTTTTAAGAAGCTATTAATATATTTTTTAACAACGTCCTCGTGTAGGAAGTTGAGGATTATAAAAAAAATAAGCCGAGGAGTTTATAAAAATCATGGCAGATATTATTTTTCCAAATACATATCATGATGATTCTTTTGAGTCGGATGCTATGTTCAAAGGTATTGATTGGAATAATTTCAATCAAAAACTGGCACAAGCTAAAGAAGATAAAGAAAAAGAAGTTACCAGCGATGTTTTGGATTTACTAGAATCACTTAAAGAGTCTAATCCTAGCAAATTTCATGAAACTGTGAATAAAGTCATGCCCGAAAAGGCAGATGATAAAGTTGAAGTCAAGAAATCTGGTTGGAGAGCTGCTAAGGAAATGTGCTCCAGCTGTGATTGCGATCCATGCGAATGCGATGAAAAAGTAGCTAAGAAAAAGTGCAAAGAGTGTGGCAAGATCAAACCATGCGCTTGCGATAACAAAGAAGCTAAAATGGTCAAGAAAGCTCCTATAGCTTTCACACATCCTTCTCAACTTTCAGCAGAAGCAGTAGAAGCAGCATTAGCATCTGGTGATCAAGTTTTAGCTAACACTATTTTAGCTGCTAGACATGAGAGAAGAGTAAGATTGGCTAATAGAATCCAATCCACTGTTCAAGCTCAAGAAGAAAAGGCAGTTAAACTTGCTCAAAGAAAAGCTTATAGAGAATCATTAGTGAAACAAGCAAGTTCTACAAAAACCACTATTACAGCAAATAGATCAACTAAAACCAAAGCAGTGGCTGATAATGGTTTTGTTAAGATTTCTGAATTGAACCATAGAGCTAAAGCTGCTTTTGCAGAAAAGGCCCTTGCTGAGGGTTTTCCTTCAGAGTATGTAAATGCTGTTTTAGGTGAAGCTTTTAATTCTGCTGAAAAAACAGAAGAAATTAAGAGAGTGATGAGCTCCAGTCTTGAAGTAAATGTCAAGAAAGCAGCTGTTAAGTCAATGGTCAAAACTGCCACTCTTTCCAGTGCCGATTATTCTAGATTAGTTAACTATTGGAAGAATGAATTAGGTTATGGCGATGTGGCGTGGATCAATGAGTTATTCACAAAGAAATACGATTAGAATCCTCAACTTTGTTAGCCCAGGATAATATCTTGGGCTACTTTTGTTGATTAAAGAAATTAGGAAATAAAAGATAATGGGCAACTTTAGAAGAGTATCTGACACTACTAACTTACCAAATTTTATCGAAAAAAAGTTTGTTGGTGCTCAAACTGAAATTGAAGAAGATCCATATGCTGAACTTAGAAATAATTCTGCTGATAACAGAGTAAAAATTTCTAAGCAAACTATGGGTATAACAAAAACTGCTTCAATTAAGTCTTGGGAAAAAATAGAACAATCATCTACACTTAATCATTTTTCTGAAGACACATTAGAAAACAGATTACTTTCTGGCAATTATGGTAATGAAAATACCAAAACTGCTAGTAACCTACAAGCATTTTCACCAGATGATTATATGAGTGTATTGATGAAAAGTCCACAAGAAATTTTCAATCCTCAAATGTTTGGTATTCAAGAAGATTTTTTGGTTAGCCAAGAAAAAGAAAGTCATCAAGCAATTGTTAACAATCAACATAGAAGAGAAGCAAAAGCATCCAGACATTCAAGCTGGGAACAAAATGCTCTTGATTCTTTAAGACAATCTAAAGTTGTTAACTCAAGAGCTCATTCTATCTTAAGAGTATCTTCAGACGTTGAGTCAAAATCATCACAATTTGGTGTCTTAGACCCTAATGAACTTGATGCTAGAGAAAACATGAGAGCAGCTAATCAAAACAGAGCTAGAGAGCAAAAATTAGCTATAAAAAAGAAACAACACGAAGATCTTGTCAATAAATCTTTAAATCATTCTAAAACTTTAGCTGATATATACAATAGCTTTGATCTTGACGATTAAAAATGAGAAAATATTCGCAATTTAATGCTCCACTGGCATCAACTCCTGGTGGCCCTAATAACATTGAACTTAACGGTGAAGCTGCTGAATTTGGTGGTGAATCTGCTGAGGGTGTAACTCCTGAGGAAATGATTAAAGTCCTTGATGAAATTAATCAAATGGATAATTTTCAAGGAGATGCAAAAAATACAATTGTACCCAAACTTGAAGATTTGTTATTGAAATTAAAAGACCAAGAAATAAAATCAAAAGTTTCTGTAATTATTAATGCATTAAATATGGCGAGTGATCCAAGAAAACAAACAACTGATCCTGAAACTGGTAAAAGAGATCCAGGGCCAAAAGAATTGACCCAAACTCTAATTACCATAATTAAAAACAAAACTCCATCTGAAAATCAAAACACTATGGAAAATCAATCACCCACGGAGAACACTATGGCATCTGTTTACAATCACAAAACAGCACAAAAAGTTATCAAGAAAAAAAAGAAAACTAGAGGAAATCCATTTAGAGTTCTGATGGGTAAAATTGGCAAATTATTAGACCATGGTGTTGGTAAGAGTGATATTGTCAGATATATTGCTAAAGAAGACAAGTGGAGCAATGAAACTATTGACAAAGCAGTGAAGATTGTTATGGATTATAACAAAAAACGAAATCAAAAAAAATCTTCAAATGATTCAAGAGTTGTTACTGCTGCTTACGATTACACAGAAAAACCAAATTTTGAAAAAAGATCCACACCTGAATTAATTTTTAGAGTTTGTTATTTATTAGATTTAGATGACTACAGCAAAACAACCAGACAAGGTCATGGCAAAGATGCTGATAGCAAAAAAGGCGTAAAAGAAGAAATTTCCAAAATTAGACAAGCCCTAACAAACAGAGGTATGTCAAAAGAAGAAATGGATAAACTAGGATTCGGAAAATAAAATGAGTAGATACGAATTAACAACAAGAGTAGAAACTAAAAATCCTGAAACCCTGAAATTAGTTGGTGGGACAGGTCTTCTTAATATGCTTTCGGATACTATTAACAGAATGAGTGGCAATTCATATGTTTACAGTGATTCTCCATTTAGTTTATTAGATGAAAATAAAGACTTTGATAAAAATGACAAAATTGTACAGTCTTTTTTCAATAAGATAAACAATGTAGAAAAAGTATTTGCTTCTTCTAACGGTAAGCAAATTTTATCTGATACATATGGCACTTTATTGAATATTAGATTATCAGATTTAAGATTACAAATGAGAAAAGCATATAATTACATTCAAAATGCTTTAGATATCTCAAATGATGCTGTTAGATTGGAAAGAATTGCTTCAAAAATCCCAACAAGATCATCAGGGCATTATCAAGTAACAGCGCTCAAAGCTTTAGATGAGTTGATCAAATTATCATTAACTAGTTTCACAGACACAAAATTTAACAATGTAAAAAATTATGTTCTTTCAGGCAGCAAAGAAAACTACAGAACTGCCGCTAGATTATTAAAAGATTCATTTGAAGAATTAACTCCTACTGAAAATAGAAGATTAGCTTACACCACTCTTCAAGTAAATATGAATGAGCCTTTCCTGTTGTGCCCAAAAGGTAAGTTTAATGGCTCAAATAACTCTGGCGCTGTACCGATGGAAATCTCAAAATGTAGAGAAAACTGTATAGACTCCAGAGTAGATGCTGATGGAAAAGTTAGCTGTAATTATCAAGCTTGGCTAACTGCTTCTTTTGAGCCTCATGATAAAGTTATGGCTAGATTAGATGTATCAAGACATCCTGACAATGAAGCTAATTTGCTAAACATTGAAGAAGGCAAGCGAAAGAGACACGATGATCAACCAGGTTTCGAAAAAATGCTCGATGAAGCCAAAGAAGGTATCAATAAAGCAAGAAACAGTTCAGATTATGAAAACTCTAGAGAATATCAATTAAGAAATCGAAAAGCGCCATATTCAAATTATGAAAACAAAGAAAACAAAGAATTTGATCAGCCTATCGAATCAAAACTAAATCACAAACTTGATGATAAAGTTAAAACTACGAAAGTGGCTGGTGTTTTTGATTATATTTTAAATAGATCTGAAGATGAAGATTCTTATGATGCTTATAGAAAATCATATCTTCAAAAAACTGCTAAATTAGTGGAAGATAAAGAAGATCAAGAAACAACAGAAACAATGCTAGAAGACAGAAGACATAACAACAAAATCACCAAAGATATTGAAGCATTGTTAGCTGGAGATGAAGTTGAATTTTCACATCAATATTCAGATGATGATCTTAAAACATTTGCTAGCGAATTAGGATTAGATCATTTATTAGAAGATAAAAGAGAAAATTAAATGTGGTACAGAATTATCAAATCTCAAGTCAATGATACAGAAGATTTGAAGATTCCTGCTTTTTTACTTGAAGGAGAGGAGAATATAAAGTCTCCTCTTTTTTCAAATTTAGAATCTCAATTGGAAGAAATTAGAACAGGTGAAGATCCTTTAGGCATATCTGTTGAAAAAGGACAAGGCGGGATGTATATGAAAAATGGCGAAGGCACATATCAATATTCATCTGGTAAAGGCGCACCAATGTTCCAAGATAATTTCCCTTCAAGTAAACAATTAATATAATATCCTAAACAAGGTATAATATAAGAGCAATGGCAACAAAAACAACATTAGCTTCAGCAATTAGATCCGCAGGTAAATATGCGATCAAAGATGCTTCAGCTGTAAAATCTCCAGAATCATCAAATTACGCTAATAGTAGAGTAACAGTTACAGGGTCAAATGTATCACCTAATTTAAGTAAAGTAGCTCAAATGGGTGGTGGTACAAATACGATGACCACTTCTCCTAACTTTTATTCTCCCTTCCTTACTCCATCATCTTTTCAAATTCCAAATGCTAGACGTGAAGTTTACCTATGGGCTAACTGGTGGAAGAATAACGAGCCTAAAATTTCTGCTGCCATTAATTTTTATGCCAGTTATCCTTTTTCTGGATGGACTCTTGAATTCTCTTCTTCTTATGTAAAAGATTATTTCGAAAAACTTATAGACAAATTAAACTTTCAAAAATGGTTGCCAGAAGTTTCTAAGGTATATCATCTCCTTGGTGATTGTTTTGTTTTACTTTCGATAGATTGCCCTCATTGCCATGGTTCAAACTGGGATGATGATAAAAATAAAGAATGCGAACACGATGGAGCTTCTTGGAAATCTATATCTATCCTTAATCCAGACAGTGTATATAAAACTCCCGGTATGATTGATCAGCCTGGAAAGTATGTTTATAGACCCTCATCTGATGAAGTGAGAATTGTTAATGAAAGAAATCCTAAAGATATTTATGATGCTATTCCTGACAGCATAAAGAAACTAATTCAAAAAGGCGATCCAATCACATTAAATCCGATTTCTATTTATCACTTTAAATATGGCTCAAATCCCTGGGAAGATTATGGCACTCCGATGATCAGATCTCTTTTCCCGGTGTTGACATATAAAGATAAAATTAGACAAGCACAATTTGTTATTGCTGAAAGATTAATTATTCCTATCAAAGTGGTGAAGATAGGTAACAATGAAAGACCAGCATCTCAAGAAGATATTGATAATGCTCAAGATGAATTAGCTGCTATCGCTAATGATCCTAACTTAACCCTTGTCACCCATCATGCTTTTGAAATGGAATATGTTGGAGCAGATGGCAAAATTCATAATCTTTCTAATGAGTTTGAATTAATTGGTCAAGAAATCTTAGACGGAGTTATGCTTAATAAACTTTTACTTAATGGTGAAGGCCCAGCATATTCTTCAGGTCAAGTGGGTTTGCTTGCTATGGAAAAAAGAATCAACACTTTTAGAAATGAAGTGGCAAGATGGATTGAACAAAATGTCTTTAAGCCTGTCTCACAATGGAATGGTTTTACTGTTGAAGGTGAGAGAGGGCAAGAAGAAATTGTCTACCCCACTATTAAATTTGATGATTTAGACCTAAGAGATGATACAGGCAAACTTCAAACCCTTGTTACAGCAAATCAGAATGGTGTTATTTCAAATGTTAGCTTAATGGAAGCTTTTGGGTTAAATCCTGATCAAGAAATTGAAAGATTAAGATTTGAACAAGGTAATAACTTTATGAATGATCAGAATTTTGGAATGCCAAATTTCTCATTCAATATGCAAAGCGGTCCTGTTACTGGTCAAGGTTTTGGTGCTGCTCCTCAAGGTGCTGCTCCTGGAATGCCAGCTGGTGGAGCAATGCCTGGTGCTGCTCCTGAAATGGGAATGACTGCGCAGACCAAAGATCAAATGTACAAGACAGCATCTGAAATTGTTAATGACATTTACAATGAAAGATTGAAACTAAATAAATCAAATGCTAACACTAGAGTAGCTGGAAAAAGATTTAAATCAGCAGCACATGAAGACTTTTTAATGTCAATTCACCCAGTTACAGGTAGAGGCAATCTTGGGCCTTTGCCAGATGAATATGATGGCTTATATGGCACAATTAATGCTCAAATTTTAGGTGGTGATAATTCTATACCATTAAACAATGAAGCATTTATTGAATTGAAATTAGCCGAAAACTCTGAAAATGAAATTTACAGAAATGTTTATGCTAAAAAGGCAGAGATGGGACAACCTCAATTGTTTACATCTATTGAGAAAATGCTTTACATCTTATTGTTGTCATTAAATATGCCTTATGCTTTGTATGCTCAATATTCAGCTGGTCCTACAGGTGATTATCAATTAGATGCTGCCATTCCATCTTTGCAAATTGGGTTAGAGGCTGATGGAGGAATTTGGCACAGTAATCCAGAAAAAATAGCAAGAGATAAAAGAAGAGATTCTGAATTAGCTGCTAACGGATGGGTAATTTTAAGATTTACAGATAAAGAATTAAAAGATCATCCACAAGATTGTATGAATGTAATTTTGAAAGCTGTTAGGAAGAAATCTGGAGTTACCTCTGAGGGAAAGATTACTCTCTAACATCTTAATAGATTGTACAATAAACCCATCGATTTCGATGGGTTTTGTTTTTAAACAGGAATTAAACCTCTTGAATAAGAAGTGTTTTATAGATTGTTTGTTATTTGAGGATGCATAAATATGTACAGAGTTGCTAAAGGTGGAGCTATAACTATAGAAAGTTTCTTGAATGAAAATGACAGAGATTTTGCTAGAAATTATATGCTTAAGACAGCTTCATCCACTATGAGAGAAGCTGCTAAAATTGGCTTACAATCTTTATATGCTGATCCTGAAGATGTATTAGAAAAATACAAAGACTTTGATATTGTTAAAGAAATGCAAGCTCGTAAAGGTGCCAAACTTTTATGGGTAAGAGCCAGAGCAATTGATGCTGATGTTGTTAATGCTAATGGTGATTATTTTTCTAAAGAAGAATTACTTAAAGAAGTAGAAATCAAAGGCGAAAAAATCCCTTCATATAAAACATTTGAAGGTGTGCCAATTTACACAAATCACAAAAATGATGACATTGAGCAAGCCAAAGGAATGGTTGTATATGCTGAATGGGATGAAAAAGAAGATTGTGTTTATTGTACTTTTTTTGTCGATGAAGAAGCATATCCAGATATTGCTAGAAACATTCGCACTGGTGTTATTCATGATGTTTCAATGGGAGCTTCAGTTGAATACGGTATCTGTTCAAAGTGTAGCAACAAAGCATACACTGAAAAAGATTATTGTGAATGTTTAAAAAAATACAAAGGCAGAACACACCCTGACACTGGAAAGAAAATTTACGAAAAAAACTTTGATGTTAAATTCATAGAACTTTCTTGTGTTGGAGATGGAGCTTTTGAGTCTTGTGAAATTCAAGAAATTTATGATGTTGAAGATGTTTTAGATGCTGCTCAAAACTTAGAAAAAAAAGCACAAGAAATATGTTCAAATATTGTTTTAGCTCATCAAGGTGCTCCAAAACACGGCGTTGAGAAATATCAATATGAACATCTTTTAAGAGTAGCTGAAAACACTGCTACTACAGCTATTAGATTAGCCCAATCAGCTGGAACACTTGTTGGTGGTCCTTTACTAGCTGGTCAAGGTGCTAATCAAAATTCAACTGTATCAGCAATTCTACAAGGATTAGGTATTGATCCAAGGTCTGGTTTAAATGTACTAGATATGATCAATTTATCATTAAACTTTTTAGAAGTGGCAGTAATGAATATGTTTGCCAGAAAAGACAATGTAGACTTGACCCATGTTGGCAAGATTACAAAAGCAATGGCAGACCTTCAATCTACAATGCAAGATATGATTGATGATGGAGTTGATGTTGGAGCTGGACAAAGAGCACCAATGAATCAAGGTCAACTTCAGCAACAACAACAATCAAATCCGATTTCTGCTAATGTTGGTTTAGCAGATTATAGCCCAGCAGGAGATGTTGGAAGAATGATTGAGCCTATGGTATCTAATTCTTCTGAACCTGTCGGTGGGGGTGTGGCGCTAGCAAGTTCTGATGTACATTTTGTTTGGGCAAGTGCTGATGGTAAAAGAGAAGTTTTTGCCAGTAATAAAACATCAAAGCCACAACCAAAAAATAAAGTTATGAACATGGCTGAAAATCTGATGAAATTAAAAAATTCAATTGGAGATGAAGCTGGAGTTCAAAACAGTATAAATAATGTCATTAGACTAGCTAATGAGAGAAACAAATTTATAAAGTCAAACACGCCAAAAAATAACGAGGCGGAGGTCATACATCAAATGGATCATTTTACAAAGATTGCTGCTGAACAAAGAAAGAAACTTGCCGCAGCTGTAACTATTGATTTTAAGGTAGAAGATAACACTGGTAACAGAGTTGTTCTTTCTACTGACGGTTCCATTTCTGGTTATGTTGAAAATAAAAGAACAAATTGGAATCCAATTTTATCTGAAAAACAACTTGAAATGATGGAATCGGGTCAAGGTACAAGAGTTGCTGCTGATTTACTTAAGGATTTCAGTGGTTTTATTAAGACAGCTCTCCTTCCTGTTAAATCCAGAGAAGAATCAAGACAAAAACAGCTTGATGAAGTGAGAACTGGTGAAGGTTATGGAAAGTGGGATGTTTCAGTTCAAGACAAGTTGAGTGATCAATACAGAGACGATCTCTTAGATTTAAAAGAAAATCTTTTAGATGGCTCTGGTGATGGTGTCAGAAGAACTGAAAAGCATGAATCTGGTGAGAAGGCTCTTTCTGACGCTGGATTATATAAGCACAATGTAATTGACAAAGAAGTGAATAAAACTTATCAAGAACTTCTCGAAGACTCTCGAAAGGGTGTTGATGAAAGAACAATTGAGGAGAAGATAAGATCTTATCACAAGCATGGCACAGCACCTTCACATGAAGTTATGACAGCTACGGTTAGAGCATTAGCTAAAGCAGTAGTGGCAGCTGTTGAAACTCCTTCACAAATTATTAGAGTTGCTCAATTATTATCTCAAGAACCAGAATTGCCTTCAATGATTGGTGTTGCTTCTGAAGGTCAAGATTTTAGACAAGATCAAGATGAAAAGCAACAATTCTTTGGTGCTGAAAAAGGTGCTGATACTGGGGTAGCTGCTGTTCTTAAACAACTTGGCGCAGCAGTAACCATGGAAATCACTGCTGCTGATTTAGCTGAAGCACTTGCTGTCGCAGCTGAAGAATCTGAAATCACTAAAGAGGGTGTCAAGAGAATTGCTGAGATCTTCATGGGACAAGCAAATGTACCTGGTGAAGGCCTTGATGTTGATGCTGTACCATCAAAAAATGAAGAACTCAGATCTGCTCTTATGGCAGCAGTTGATTCAGATGACAAACTTCCATCAAAAGAAGATGTAAAATCTGCAATCTCTGCTATGGCTCAATCTTCTGAAGAAACAGGAACCACCCCTGATGAAGTAGTTGATGTTATAGCTTCTATGACAAAAGATCAACTTATTAAGGCAATTAGCAAAGCAAAAACTGCTACAGCTACAGATGCAAGATTAAGATCAAGAGCAAGAAGAGAATTCTGGGGCGTTAAAACTGCTTCCACAAAAGATGTTGCTACTAATGTCGTTGGATGGTTAGCTGACTATTCTACTAATTTCAACATCGGTACAAGATCAATTGTAACTGCTGCTAAGAGATTTGTTAGTGACCCAGAAGTAGCTGAAAGATTATTGATTAAAGCTATTCAAGCAAAAAAACAAGCTGAATCTGGTATGAAAGTAACACAAGACAAAAGCGAAACCATGAGATTCATGTGTACAGTTGATGATCTTGATGGCGCAAACCCTTCAGATGAGAATTTTGATGAAACATTTAAACAAAAGGCTATTCAAGTACTTTCAGAAAAAGGTTACCAAGTAGATCCAGGAACATTCTCATTTACAGATCTTTGTGTATTTGAAGATGGCAGAGTTGAAGCTTCTGTTTCAACAAGATCAACCAAGACATTTGATGTTGAGAGATCCTCTTCAATGCCAATGGAAGGCTCTGTGGATGTAGCTGTTGTTGAATCACCAGTTGTTATGACTGAAGGTGCTAGATTCTCAAGAACAAGACTTCGTAATGAAGTTTTGGCTAAATATGCTCAAGTAGCTCCAGGTATGGGTGGTGGAATGGGTGCACCTATGGGTGGTGCTCCAGGCGCTGCTCCAATGGGAGATCCGATGGGTGCTCCTCCTGCTCCTGCTGGTGCTGATTTAGGTGTTTCAGCTTTAACTGGTGGACCTGATGCTATGGGTGAAGATATGGACGCAGTATCTGAGCCAGGTGCAAAGAAACCTTGGGGTAGTGTATGTCCTGTCTGCGGATCCGACGATGTAAATATTGCTGAGTCTAATGCTGATTGTCAATCATGCGGTAGTACATACAAGATCCTTCAATCACTTGAGTTGGTATCTGAAGGTGGCAAGGGTGGTTCTGAGCCATCAATGGATGAAGGCTTGGGTGGAGCTGAATTAGGTGGAGCCGGATTGGGAGAAGCTGGATTAGGTGCTGCTACAGCCCCTGCACCTGCTCCGGGAATGGGTGCTGGAAATATGGCTCCTATGGCTTCTGCTAAACTAATGTTAAGATTAGCAACAGTTGTAGATGCTGATGTTTACTTAAGAACCGCTTCTCCTGATTTCGACAGAACCACTGAGAAAAGATTACCAGTAGGTATGATTTGTCCAAAATGTGGAAACAGAAATGCTCACAAAGTCAAGTCTAGTACTTTCTGCTATGATTGTGGAACTTACAGCAAGACAGAAGTAAGAGCAAATACAAAGAATCCTTCCAAGCTTGATGCCACTATCACTTGGATTGATTAGTTAAAATAAACTTTATGGGGGAGAATTAATTTTCTTCCCCATAAAACATTGTAAAACTATAAATGAGCAGGTGGAAACACCTAATATTTAGAAGAATAAAATAAGTTGTAACAAGTATTCTTGTTTCAGCTTTTCAAACAAAATTTTGAGGGAAGCAGCTGATAATGAAAAATGTAAAGAATAATGCCAATAATCAAGACAAAATGGCAGCTCTTCGCATTGCAGAAATCAAAGCCACCGATTTAGAAGATCTTAAGGACTGCGCTAACGATATGACTAGAACAGCATCATTATCAAGTGATGAAGCCATTGTTGTAGCAAAAGCAATCAGAGCCAAGTATCTTCCAAATTTAGCAAAACAAGCCGGTTTAGATGAACGCAATGTCAAGAACTTAATCAATCTTGATAATGGCATTGAAGACACAGCAAACTTCGCAACCGATATAAATGAAGATGAAGATAACGAAATGCATCATTTTGAAGATGATGAAGAAGATTTAGAAGAAGATTATACAGACGACGAAGCCGAAGTAGACGATTCAGAGATGGCAAAATTTGAAATTGAAGTTCCCGCTGATATGGTTGACGCAGCACAGGAAGCCGTGCAAAAAGCGCTTGACGAACTTCTTGGCGGAATGGATGATTCTGAAGAGTTTGAAGATGATGAAGAATTAGATTTTTCTGATGAAGATGATGAAGAAGAAGATTTTGATGACTCAGATGATGATATGGATATGGAAGAAGATTCCGAGCAAATGCACAAATTAAGTAATGGAGTTAAGAAAATGAGTAAAAATGCTCAAAACTCTCGAAGAGCTGAGAGAGAAGAAATTCTTAAGAAGCTTGCTATGGCACCTGAAGAATATGATGTTGCCGCAGCTCCTAAGAACTACAAAAGCACAGAAGATTTTAACCTTCCTGGCCAAAAGAAGTTTCAGACTCAAACACTAGAAAACAGTGGAAGCAATAGCCTTAAGGATGAGAATCCTACTTGGGCTGAGCAAAAACTTTTTACTACTGACAAAGAGAAGATTCAGTCAAAAGACCAATTTACGAGTTTTACTCTTCCAGGCAAATCAGAACCTTATGTACTTCATTTCGATGACTTAGAAGTACCTTCTGAAGGCCAAATGTTTGACACCCCAACAGTTCCAACACAAATGGAACATCAAACCCATAATACTACTGTTATGAGAACTGCTTCTGATAAAGTGGCTGTCGAGTGTACAACATGTGGTTACAGAATGTCGTTAGCAGAAGATCAAATGGATTCAGCTTCTTGCCCTGAGTGTGAAGATCACGAAGACGGCGAAAAAGAAGAAAAAGATACTAAAGCAAATATGACGTTTGATGTAAGAAATCAAAAAGTTACTACTTCTTCAAATGATTCTAAGAAAGTTATTGCTTTAGAAACTGCTAGAATTAAAACAGCATTCTCTTGTTCATCCAAGCTTGCTGTTGCTGGAATTATTGATGCTAATGAGATGGATTCTTATGCTGATCAAATGCTCAATGATGGACTTAAGGCTGATGCTATGATCAGACAAACCAAACTTTTACTTAAGTCTTCACAAACAAATACCGAAAGAGTTGCTGCTGCTGCTGCTGACAGAATGAACAGTGTCAGAACAGCTTCTACTATGGGTATTTCTACGTCTCCTGCATTCTCTGGTGGTTTTACCTCCAATGGTGCAGCACTCGATATCCAAGCTGCTCTTAAGGGCACTTGGTCAATGCCTCAAATCGAGGATTAGTCCTTTTAAATTAATTAGGAGAAAATAAATTATGGCAATTAGACCATTAAACTCAATTGTTGTAGCTAACTATAACACTGCTGCCAGTGCCTCATGGCTTTCTGGTGTTGTCTTAGTCAGAGATTCTGCAACCGCTGGTAACGTCACTCTTCCTAACGGCGCTAACAGAGCAAACGTTAACTTTGGCGTTGTTGGCTTCTCAGCTGATGATACTGCTAGATCTGGTAACACCATGATTCTTGCAGATCCAGTTGGTGCTAACTTTACTGATGCTTCTGGAAACTTTGTAGCTAATAACACTGGTTATTATGTTGTTTCCAAAAGAGCTGTTGCTGACTTTTTGGCTGAGAACGTCAACAACGTCACCAACCCAACTGCTGGAACCACAGGTTTTGAAGGACCAAGAAGAGGCGTTGGCGTATATTCAACTCCATCTGGTCAATTTATTACCGATATGTTTGTTGTTGGTTCTGGTTCTTCCGCTTCTGCTGCCAATGCTGATGGTGGCACCGCTACTTATCTTCCAGGCGCTCTCTTGACAGTCTCTGCTGCTGGCTCAGGAGCATCACAAGGTAAAATGGTTGAATTAGTCAACACAGCTTGGGGCCCAGTTGTCGCTGTTGTGGATCGCTACGATTCTGCCGCTGGTCTTCTTTACTTTACCGCTAAGTAATAAGACTTAATTAAGGAGAAAAATTAAAATGTCAATGATTAAAAGAAATACCAATGAGCAAAGAGAATCCATCATTGCGATGGCTCTCGAAACTCCAGAGGGTAGAACAGCATTAGCTCAAGCAATGGTTGAGCCAATCAAGACCTCCCTCATGTACCAAGCAATTGGTAGAAAACTTCTCATGGTTGATGAGCTCCCACAAGGTGCTCTTGCAAGATATGAGAGAGATGTTGCTGTTAGATCTTTCGTTATTCCTAAGAGAGGCGCTGTGCCTTCAGCTGAAATCGAAGCAGAAGAGCTTTTAGTTCCAACTATCGAATTGGCTGCACACCCACAAATTAGATTGAACGAAATCAGACAAAGAAGATTCTACATTGTCGATAGAGCTCAGGTCCGTGCTAAGGACTCTCTCCAAAGACAAGAAGATACAGAAGTCTTCAAGGTCATCAATGCTGGCGTTCCAACTGACCAAGCAATCTCCGTTTCTGGTACTCTTCAACCTGAGAACATCAACCTTGCGTTGACTCTCATCGAAGAGCACGAGTTAATCGGCGCTAAGGTTGTTCTTCACCCACAAAGATACAAGGATATCAGAAACTGGGGCAAGGAATTCTTCGATGAGGCAACTCAAAGAGATATCCTTATGACTGGTCTTTATGGCCACATCTATTCCGCAGACATCCACGTATCTACAATGGTTCCTAAGAACTCCGTGTATGTTCTTGCACCTGCACAATTTGTTGGCGCTATGCCAATCAGACAAGACATCACTGTCCTCCCAGCAGACGATCCAAAGAGACTTAGACTCGGATGGGTTGTTTACGAAGAGCTCGGTTTTGCTCTTATCAACGACTACTCAGTTTCAAGAGTAACTGTCAGCTAATTTTATTACCTGGCAAATTAAGGGGAAGATTTATTCTTCCCCTTTTTTATTTAAATGTATAAAAACAACATGAATAATATTTTGGTCACTTATGTTCAGGGTGAAAAGTTTTTTAATAATTTTGATTGTGAAATTTTTATGAAGTCAATTTATAAATTTAAAACATTTGAAAAGCTTTGTATTGTGAAAGATATATCTGATCATAGTGTTAATGTTTTAAGAAAATACTTTGACCATATTGTTTTTCCAGATCATTCAATAAATTTTCCTAATAGTGATAGATTTATAGCATATTATGAATGGCTAGTAAAAAACCCGAATACATATGATTATGTTTTTCATGTAGATTTCAGAGATATGATTATTCAAAAAGATCCCTTTGAATATATGAAAAAGTTTCCAGAATATGATGCTTTTCTGACAGTTGAAGGAATGAAAATTTCTGAATGTCAATGTAATAGTACTTGGGCACATAGTTTCAATGAACTTCTTTTAAGTCATAGACATAACTTCACTGATCATTTGGTTATAAACACAGGAACTATTGGCGCTAAATATTCAACATTCTTAAACTTTTGCTTATTAATGTTTACTAATACCAACCGAATTGCAAAAAATTATACATTTGATCAAGCTGTTTTTAATTATCTTTATCCTTACTTTATTCAAAATCCATTAGTTAAAATTTGCCACCCATCAGAGACACCTTTTATTGTTACTGGTGAAGGAGTAAAAAGAGGCCATGTTGATATTAAATTTGATGGTAATAAGGTTTTAAACTTAAATGATGAAGCATATTATATTGTTCATCAATGGGATAGACTAGAATTTGCCGAAAATATCAGAGAAAATAAAAGAAACTCATTTTCTTTATTTTAATGACATAATAAGTTGAATTATTTCAAATTCTTTCATAGACAACTTGTTGAATTCTTCTCTATTCATTGTAATTATATTTTTTAGCATCATTCCCACCTCTATAACTATTGAAGGGGTGGGAAAACTTTTTGGAGTTTCAGAAAAATAATTTTTAGAAGCTTCATAATAAAAACTTGCTTCATTGGCAGTGAGATAATTTTCTTGAAAATATTTTTGCCATACAATCTCTAAGGCTTTGTGTTTGATATTTTTAAGTATCTCTTTATCATCAAAAACTTCTTGGGATAAATTATTTTTCATCCAAATAAATTTTTGGTTCAATATTAATCTTTTTTCTTTTTCTGAATTTAATACATATTGATCATTTTTATATTGATGTGATTTAGCTTCAAAATCTAATGCTTCTTTCCAAGTGAGAAATTGAAAACAAAATGTAAATAGATCATCTTCGAATTCTAATTCTATTAAGCATTCATTCATAATTTCTTCAATATTCCAAAATTAATAT